ATTGTTTCGCCCGTTTTCAGCCCCTCGATCACCATGCCGGGCTCGAACGTGAGGCCGAGCCGCTTCAGATCACCGGCATTCTGCGCACCGTTGGCAGCCGCTTCAGTTGCCAGGGGCGAAAAGCCGGTCGTGGACTGCGACACGACCGCCAGGCAGGCATTCATCACCGCGGCCGTCAGCTCTGCTTCGGTGTATTGGGACAGTTGCTTCAGTTCCGCGATCACGGGCGCCAGATACGGCACGCCGCGTGTCTGGCCGATGCGCCGACGGTGCATCAGCAGCCAGGCGCGCGGCAGACCGTCATTGGCCCAGGCGGCGATGCGCGTGATCGAACGTTCCTGCCCGGTCACCCGATCGAGGTTGGCCACATGAAAGGCCGTCGACCGGCCCAGCATGTTGCGCTCGACGCCGCCGGCGAGGGTTTCGCTGTCGGGCGACAGGCGCGGGTTGCGCACCCGGTCCGCTTCGATCAGCTGCACGCCGAAGTCGAACGGGCCACTTTCGGCTTGCGCCAAATGCACCAGCACGTCGCCGCTTTCCAGCACCGACCGAAACGCCAGTTCCTGCAGGTCGCTGAAACCTTGGTTTCCGGTCACGTCGCAGAATTCGCGACGACAGAACAGACGCCATTCCCGTTCGGCCGCCGTTTCAAAGGCCTGCGCCGCCGCGGCATCCAGCCCCACCAGGTCTTTCAGCGTTCCCCGGTCGACCTGGGCGGACAACCGCAACCCGGTGCCGACCACGTTGGTCACCACCGTGTTGACCGCGCCGCCGGCCAGTGGCTCGTTCCGCATCATGTCGCGCGACACCGCGCGCATGTCGTCCAGGTTGGGCAGCGTGTCCTGGTCTGCCGTTTGCGGCAGCGCGCTCACGTTCCGCAGCCCCGGCCGGTCGCGGCGCGCGGCGGCGTAGCCACTGGCAGCCTCGAACGCAATGCGCGCCGCGTAGCGCCTGGTTGCGTAGCTCGGGGCCACGGCCGCCAGCCATCGCTCCGCGCGCGTTGGCGGCTTGATGTTCAACGACCGGCACCCAGGCTGATGCGGATGCGATTCGGGTCAACCGTGATGGCTTCTTCCGCCTGGCGGGCGAGAAGCGTCGCCTCCCGATCATACAGGATTTGCAGATCGGGGTAGCGAACCCGCCGACCGTCGGCCAACGTGACTTCCTGCACGCCTGATTCGACCGATGCGATTGCCTCGCGCACGGACGCCAGCTGATCATCCGTCGTCGACATCATGCCTCCTACAGAACCCTGCGCCCGACGCCACTGATGGCACGGGCGGTTGCGACCGCGGCGACCGATGACGGCACCGCCACCGGCTCAGGCACCGGCGCCACATCCGCCGGAAGCGTCGTCTGCATCAGCGCGACCAGATCCGGCCCGTCGCCGCCCTGGCGACGCTCGGCCAGCCGCTGCCACAGCGCGTCCGTCCAGCCGGCGGTATCGTGCCGGGCCAGCGCTCGCGCGTAGACCGCCAGGTCGAACTGCTCATTGCGCGGCCGGACCTTCATCCATTCCTGGACCCGATAACCCGTCCGCGTTTCACGTTGGTGCAGCACCTCGGCCGTCAGCTGCTCAAAGAATCCCAGATCCAGCGACGTCGGGAACCGCATCGCCCCGCGAGGCCACACCCCGTGCTGGTCCGGCCCCTGCTGCGTCAGCATCATCGCGCTGGTCAGTTCGGCCTTCAGGTCCCAGGTTCCGACCGGCCAAAGCTGGACGGCCCCCTGCTTCCGGCCGGCGTAGTCGACGTCCATCATCTTCGGCACGCCGATCGCAGGCTCGTTCCACCGCGGGCGGCCGTCGACGGCCATCACCCGCGGGCGGCCGCGACCCGCGTGACGACGGCAGTAGCGATACACGGCCTGCGACAGGTAGCCCGAATCGATCGCCCAGCTCTCGGGCGACCAGCTGCGCCCCCACGCGTCCGTCCACTGCCGCGCCAGCACGGCATCGAGGCCCCCCCAGACCTCCGGCTCACTCGGATCGCCGGCCAGCACCCCGCCATCGATCCACCACTGCCCGAAGTGCCGGTCAAACCCATAGACGGCCCATTCCAGACGATCGCCCTGGACGTCGGTCGCGCCTTCCAGGAACAGAACTCCCGGCGGGATCGTTTTCGGCTTCCACTCGCTGCGACGTTCCCACAGCACCTGGTGCGGGACCGTGTTGTATGTCGGCTTCCAGGCCAGTCCCAGGAACTGCTGGGTAAAGACCCGATCGGCGACCGGATCGTCGGCGGTTTTCTCCCGCTCCTCGATCACCCATATCCACGGGCGAAACGGCGAATACAACGCAGACACCCAGTAGCTCGGATGCACGTCGGCCAGGTCCGGCCGCTCGTGCACCCATTTCCCGGCGGCCAGCATTGCCGCCTTCTGCCATTCCCCTGCCAGGCTGCCGCAGTGCGGGCAAGCGTGCCAGGCGACACGCTTGCCGCCCTCAGTGGTCAGCGTGATCCGGTCCAGTTCCAGCGCGTGCAGCTCCCCGCAGTGCGGGCAAGGCACATGGAACTGGCCACGCGAGCCTTCGTCATAGGCCTTCGATATCCGGCACTCACCGTCGATGCCCGGCGTCGACGTCATCACGATCTTGGCGCGCCGACCAAACGCCGTTGTCCGCGCCATCGCCAGGCGCACCGGATCGCCGCGGCCGTCGACGTCGTGCGGGAACTCGGTGACCTCGTCCATGATGACCAGCGGCACCGACCGAGACTGCAACCCCTTTGAGCTGTTGGCCCCCACGATCTCGATGTGCCCGCCGGGGAACACCTTGTAAGTCGCCGAGGACCGTTGCGCGTCGACCCTGGCCGCCAGCGCCGGGGTGTTCTCGATCATGGGATCGAGCTTTCCCTTCGACCAGATGTGCGCCTCGCCGTTTGACGGCACCACCACCAGGACGGCCCGCGGCACTTCCACCGCAACCTGACCCAGCAGGCACGTGACGCCAGCCGTCTTCGCTGTCTGAGCCGCAAAGCGCAGCGTCACCCGGCTGGCCGGGTGGGTCAGCGCCATCTTCTCCAGCGGCTCGGCCAGATATGGCACTCGCGCCGTCCGCCACCGCCCAGGGTTAGGCGACTCGTTCGTGCCCAGCACACGCTCGGCATCGGCCCATTGCGCCGGCCCGCGAATCGGCGGCGCGCGCAGGCCTCTGGCCCACGCCGCCTGCACTGCTGCGCGAGCTGCTGCCTCTGGATCGAACACCTGCTACCCCGATGCCCGTGCCAGCGCGCCTTCCAGCGCCTGCGCAATGATCAGCGCGGGCGGTGCGCCAGCCAATAACTCGCGGGTTTGGTAAGCCAGACTGCTCTCGGGCAGGCGCTGCAGGTACTCGTATTCCTGATGGCCGAACACTTGAATCCGGCCGGGGTGAATCAGATTCAGGTGGCCGACCTGGTCGGCGGCCGAGGCGGCGTCACCATGAATCACCCGGTCGACACCGGATTTACCCGCTAGCCATGTGAGTCGGAGCGATGCCTGTTTGTCGTCGTACAGTTCCTGAATCGGCAGCGGGGTATTCGCCGGCATGATCAGGCGGCGCTGCGTTCTGGCGGCTGCCAGCTGACCAGACGCTGGTGCAGCGAGGTGGCATCGGTGTCTTCTGCCATCGCTGAGCGGAAGGCTCGATCCGAGAACATCTCAGCGATCTCTGACAAGATTTCCAGATGCTGTTGTGTGACGTTGTCCGGGATCAGCAAAAAAATCAGCAGCTTGACCGGTTCGCCGTCGGGCGATTCAAACGGGATCGGTTCGGACAATCGCACGAACGCCGCCAGCGGCGCCTTCAGCCCACGAATCCGGCCATGGGGAACCGCGACGCCATGGCCCAAACCGGTAGAGCCGAGTCGCTCGCGCGCGAACAGGTTGTCCGATACCGTGGAGCGGGCGATCCCGCAGTTGTTTTCGAAGATCAGGCCAGCCTGCTCGAATGCCCGTTTCTTGCTGGAGCATTCCAGATCGAGCACAACGTTTTCAGCGGGGAGAATGTGACTGAAGTGGGTCATGATGCATTGCACAAAAAGGCGACGGCTCGGCATTATAGGAGCTTTCCCGGACGCCACAAGACAAAGTCTGTGGTCTTTCGTCATCCGGAAAAAACGG